CGATAACATCAATTACTCTAACTACTAAACACACAAACAAATGCAATAAATTACTAAACTAATTAATTACGTTTCCTACGGTTTCCTCTCCCGTATTGCTGCATTGTGTGGTGCTCGCGATTGTGGACAACTGATCCAACTTTTCCCTTAGTTTGGCGATCTCCTCTCGGAGGTCGCCCTCTTTGGGATGTTCTTCCCCTGCTAAATCCCGGAGCACTGTTGGTTTGGATATCAGGCTCTGGGTGGCCCTCTCGAGCCGTTGTGCCATCCCCTCGAGGCATGTCGCGTACGCTTCCATATCCTTCGCCACTGATGGTAGCCTCGCTTGGTGGCCTTTGCACTTGTCTGCTAGGCTCACCAAGTTGGCGTACGCTAACAACTGTTCGTGCAATATCTGCTCGAGTGTTAATGGCATCTTGGATCTGCTGTCGTTCGTTGGTTTGTTCACGAGCGTCCATCCACTTCGGTGTTGGTTGACAATCATCATCTAAGGTTTCATCATATGCACAGTCTAAATCAGGATGCAATCTTCTGAAGTGCCAGGGATTAAACGATGGGTTACGCATCTCGCGTATAAAATGCTCTAGGACCGCCACATCCAGTCCCATTCGCGCTGACATGCAAGCCATCATCAAACCATAATCCTGGGGGTCCTGGGGCCACGTGTTGTCCGGGTCGGCCCAATATCCACGCTCAGCTATCTTACAGTGCCGTTTATTCCTTATATCAACTGATGACGCCTGACCTTCGTAATAATTGACTACTGCATTACAATAGTCAGATATTACGGGTGTAAATCGGTCAGTAATGAGATAACCACTCAATCGATCTATAGCCGCATCAGCGATCGGTACCGTGCTATTACGAAATGTCATGTGAAGTTTACGGATTGTGCGAAGAGGGTCCTGAAAGGTTGTTGATGTATTGTAGACGTCTGGATAAACTCGAGCGAGAAAAACCAACCCCTGTTCAGGGTCAAGTTTCTCAACCTTAAGCTTCAACCCGACGTCCACTGCAACTCTGGACAACCTACTTGCCAACCTAGCTAACGTGAGACCATCATCTCCACTCTTTGGAGCGATCAACCTGAAAGCCTCAGTGGGCTTTAACCAAGGAAATTCCATTCGTATAGCACAATATTCCAAACCTCCATTTAGCGTGGACCCGCAATTCGACGTATCAAAGAACCCGCTGTGTATCACACCAACGCCAGGCGTATACCTAAAACCGAAAGCTTTAGCACGCCCCGTCGCATACAACAACTGGTTGTGTACCTTATTGAGTTCATCGTGGAACTCAGTTGAAAAGAAGCGCAACTGGGCAGCGTGGTAAAACATACGCTTAAGGTGCTTGTTGATGGTGGCGTCAAAGCCTGAAAAATCCGTACTCGCAATCTCATCGTTATTCCTTGCGTACTCTCGAACACTATCTACAATCTCAACTGGTGTCAAACCTGGCATGAACCATGGCACATGATCCCTGTCTTTGAGTATGGCATCCTTAAATGCATACTCGAAACGGGATCCCTGCAACATGTACCGCATGTCGTTACAAGCCGAGATAACTCTAGGCGTTTTCATACAAGCTTCGTTCTTCGTAAAAGCATCTATCATAGCACGCGGCGACATGTCAAGTGAATCGAGAATTTGTTGGACCTGGATTCGTTGGGCGGGCTTGTTCATCTCAATGATCGTGTCTTCCAGACTGTAGGGAGCACCAGTATGTGGGACTGGGACCAATAACTCAGCAAATTCCCTCGCGTAAGCATAGTACTTCAAGGGAGGTTTCTTATCATTCAACTCCATAATCAATCGCTTCTCGAGGGAATGTGCTAAAGTCTCCCAACGACGAATCTGGGGGGCAAGAGCAGGTTGAGATATTAAAGGCGCAGAATAGATTCGCGCCTTAACGTCAGGTGAATCATAATGTGATTCAGGGACCCAATGGACTTGGGGCTCATAAGGATTAGGCACATACAGGGGTATGGAACCATTCTTCTTGGGTGTCTTACTATAATACTGACCAACCAACGATAAAATACACGGGTCAGTATACTTAAGGCCAATGAGTCTGGATGTTACAGACTGTGTCGTCATGCAACCCATAACCAGATCTAGATGAGGTTTGGGTAATTCAACATGTAGGTCGTCGTCGACACGCCCGATAGACACAATAAGATCATTCGTGTTGTCGCACTTGGAAACAATCCTGTTCCATTCGTTATCCTCGCTATATACCACCTGATGTAACACGCGAGAGTTAATATCACTATCGATCCACATGAACTCTTTATAACGAACGACAGGTATTGTCCAAATGATGGCTCGGTGAGGGGATGTTGGCCACGGGCGTGCGTGATGCACCTTTGAAACAACGGTTGTCCTAATACCGAAAATGCTCCAAAAGCATCGCGCAAACCAGTTAGCCCAAGTACGAGGTTTAAGCTCTGACCTGACAAACTCGCCAGGTGACAGCCAATCCCATACTGGATGCGTCCAATTTCCCCCACCATCCACCTCAAACTTGACAAGGTTGTTATTAATGCGGAACCTGCACTCGCCATCGAGTCCCGCCACATGCCTTGGGTAAAACGAGAACAGTATGCACGGCACCCCATAACCCAAGATGTAATCTGGGTGGGTAAGATAGTAATCCGTGTCGATGCAAACAATGGCATGTCCATCGTTGATCTCTGGTATTGTCGGAACTCCCGAGAGATCACCTGGGGCATAGTATGATATAAAGCTATCGGCATTCTTGCGCAACGTGCAAGCAGCTGGCGACACCTCAACAACTCCCAGTCCCAAGTTATGAACAGCGGCAAAGATAAGCTGCCTTGCTGTATCTCTAATGGCTCCTGCCTTAGCATGTCCGTTGTTACTTGTCCTAGGTCTAGGATGTAATTGTAGACCATCGAGGGGATACCAGTTCGTTCCATAGTGCTTCCTTGTAGTGCTAATCAAGATGTTCTGAAGAGCCCTCTTTAAACCACTAGTTGTTACACTGGTATAAGGTGCGGTACCGAGATAGCCAGTGATGTGACGTCTATTTCTGTACGAGAAATAGGTGACTGCAGAGAGAACGCACAGTGCGTAATGTCTCTTGATCACAAACCTCACAGATCCTGCAAGAATCTCAACAATATCCAAGCGGATCATAACAACTTTCTGTTTGTGTTTTGGTGG